TAACAACAACTTTAAGAATGGTATCAGTAGCCACAGGTGAGATACTAATAGAGGTAATGACTGAAAAAACTATATTTAGTTATGGTAAATCAGAAGATGTATTTCGTTTTATAGAAGCAGGAACAGAACTTGTTGAAATAGAAATGGGTAATTCCAGGAATGAATCAACAACAATAGCATTAACAAAAGCTATTGAAAGTGCTGTATTAGAAATAATTAATGTCGGTTATGACAGGAGTTTTTGGAAATATGAAGAAATTGAAATTAATGAGCCTGATTGTGATGCTGAGTGCATTAACAAGTTACGCGGCTGATAACGAAATTTATGTAGACCAGTCAGGAACTGGTGCAAATATAGACCTAGAACAATTAGGTATATCAAACATAATTGGTGGTTTAAATTCTACTGCAGGGTCTTTAAATGCATTTGATTTAGATGGTGCTACTATGACACTTGATATTAATATGATTGGTAATACTAATAAATTTTTAGGTGATATAAACGCTACTACTTTTACAGGGCTATATAATTTTACTGGAGATACAAATACTTTTACGATACAAGTAGACCCAACTAATACATATAGTTCTGCAGGTTCTGACCAAAATATAGCAGTTACAGGTAGTAGTAATACATTTACCTTAAATCAAGGTACTACAGCAATAGCAGCAAACTTAAATTTAGATTGGAT